CCACAAAAGTATATATAGGCATTGTGTCAATATCTCCATTATCTTTAATAAAAAAGACAGCACGGGGCTGTCTAATCATAGTGTACCCTTCAAGGATATTTATATCGAAGGAAACTCACGACAGCATTTCGTAGATTTCTTTCCAAGTGTCGACGACCACAACATCATCATTGACGTAGTCCTTAGAGAAGCTGTGTCGAACAAGCACCGAGGTCAGTCCCATCTTAACTCCCAGCTCAGCGTTTGGTACCTTGTCCTCTATCCATAAGCATCCACTATCGATGTACGGCAGCAGAGCTTCATCTTTATCTGCGCCAGTATCGAGACAGACGATCTTCTCAAATGCAGTCTTCCCGAACAGATTCTCGATATTCTGCTTTCGTAGGGTTCCAGCATACTGGTTTAGACTTAGACTGGTGATGCAGTGAAAGACACATCCAAGTTCCTCGTGCATCTTACGAACATACTTAACAGCATCTCGTAGAGGCGGAAGATATCCAATTGCAGCACTTTCATTAAAGTTCTTTATGTGGCCGGACATAGTTGACTTGTCCATGCCGTACACTACCGATAAATCGTAGGTATCGACATTGGCGGCTTGCTTATATCCGTGCTCACTCATCCAGTTATTAAAGGTGTATAGCCAATCTAGAAGAACGCCATCACAGTCGACAAGTACTAACTTTTCACTAATTCTCATATCAATCTCTTTATTAAGTTGTTATATCACATTGTATCATATATTGTTAGCAGTGTCAACGATCAGTCGAAAAACGAATCCGAGTCCTTATAAGATCTCTTCTCTCGTCTAGCCTTTTGGATGTCGGCTTTTCGTTTATCGTATCGCTTAGAGTCTTTCTTTTTACCGATAGACTCTCTCGCATTATCTTCTTCGATCCACTCACGAAACTTCATTTCTTTGGACATTGATACACACTCTTACTTTAGGTTAACGTTATACTACTTTTCTAGGTCGACCACGACCACGCTTTACTTCACCAACTGCTACGGGATCGCTAATGATTGGCCCAAAAGCTTCAATGATCACCTCGACAGGTAGTTCTGGATATGGAGTCTTTGATAACATTCGAACTAACAACTTTGCATCTTCTCGATCAACAGCTTCTAGTATTTGGATAAACAAAGACTCTCGTTTAATCTGGCTCAGATTCTCACCTTCAGTCAATTCGTTGATCAGATATACAATCTTCCTAGCCTCTCGATACAACAGACCATGCGATTCGTTATGCACCGAAGGCGTGTAGGGTGGGGCAGTCGAAGGAATGCTGAATGTGAACTTCTTGTCGTACATAAAGATTAGAATATTTCTCAATGGGATCGAGTTATTCTTCTGTAGGTACGCAACTTTATCAGCAGTCTGCTCGATGGCACATACCTGTGTGATAATCTCTGCTAATGATTCTGTAGTCATGTTAAAACTCCGTTATGCTAGGCATTAAGTTCTTAAGTTTGTTTTTAATAAAGTAATTCATCAACTGACTTCGATCTTTGGTGTTCTCTTCAGCGTAGCTTTCCAGAATCGTCTCTTGGATCGATTTTGGAATCTCAGTCAGGTCAATCATTGACTTATTTCTCATATAGTTCCGTTTTACTTCACTATCCATTTTATTTATGTCCACCCATTCTAGTATCCGCTTTTTAGTGACCGGACGCTGACGGATGTTCATAACAAGTGCATTGTCTGCTGATAGTACGTTTGGCACGCCATCACTAGCATCACCACGAAGAATGTGTTCAAACAAGAACTCTTCTGGGTTAGACTGAGAGATCCAGCGCTTACGAGTAGGATCGTACTGCTTGACGTTAGCGTATGTATGCAACTGTGCAAAGTCTTTATCGCCAGACAGAATCAAAATAGGCTCACCCGAGTTCAGTACTTTGCCCTCTTTATGGACGATGGTGCCAATGATATCATCCGCTTCACACGTCTCAATCTGCATGACCTTGTACGGGAAGAACTCTTTCAGTTCCTCTCGAATGTTATTCAATGCAGCGAAGATCGAATTCCAATCTAACTCCGACTTCTCACGGGACTTCCGACGATTCGCCTTATAGTACGGATATGCCTGTCGTCGCCAATAGTTCTTATCGTCACAGCAGATCAACAGCTCGCCGAACTCTTGCGTGAACTTTTGACGATTCATGCGCAAGGTGTTCAAGATCATATGCCGTAGCATATTCTCATCAACTTGGGCGTTAGTGTGGCTACCAATCTGTGCCATCATGTTTGAAATCATAACTTGATTCAAGTCTACCAGTATCATAATGTATCTCCAGCTTTATCTATTGAGGTCTAATAATAACATAGTTTATGCGGGTTGTCAAGTAATATCTCACACATCTTCATCGTCTACATATAGGTCTTCCAAAAACTCACCAAGTAACTTCGAGTAGTCTACGTCCTCATGTGCATATATGCTATTCGATATAGTATGAAATGGATGCTCCTCTCCAACTGTCCTATAGAATAATGCCTCTATGGTATCGATCAACACCCGAATCTCCAGCACAGCCAGAGGATTAGCGTCGATTTTGACTCCTATCAGCTCCAGCCCTGCAACGATGTCCTTAGCTGAGCTGACGGCGAAGTACTTTGCCATGGAAAGCTCGCTCTGATTTACAGTCATCTCGACGGCATCGTCTTGCGCTTTGATCTTCTTTCGTGCCGCTTCGAAATCGATTATCGTTGACATTAGTTCAGTACCTTCAGAATGATAGTCTCTCTATTAATACGTCCATCAGACGCACTCTCTTTGGTAGTCAGTGCTTTGAATCCTTTAAGTGCCTTAGCTTTGGTTCCTTTACCAACCAACTCTAACATCTCTTCAGGCTTTCTCAGCATCTTCTTAATCGACAGTTCCTCGTCGAATCCCTGAATCGTACTGCCCTTGACGATGAATCCTTCTCGCCGATTACTGACTAGATACTTCAGAACACGAGTCTTTGTGTTGAATAAGTAGACTGCCTGAGCACCAACGAGCTTCACGGGATCAACACTAGTGATCTTATACTCTTTGGATTCTTTAAGGTATAACACCTTGGCGACTTGAGTACTAGCGGGTGTTGCTTTCTTAGCACGTGGCTTACGAGTGGCCTTCTTACTGATCAAGTACTTCTCGCAATCCTCTACGATATTGGATACGAAAGTGTAGAACGCTTTCTGCTTACGAACGCCAAGGTTATTATAGCCTTCGAGTAGCTCCTCAGTCTTATCAAAGACAAGCTCTCGTAACTCCTCTTGCATAACCATGTAGACAGCGCCAGCATCTCGTGCCGTCTGCGCAGCAGAACCAGCCTTCTTCATCTCATTATAGATAGACCAGTCCTTATCAAGGGTACCAGCCAAAAACTCATCAATGAATCCTTCGATCTCGCCGAGAAAATCGGCAGTCTTTTCGGCTAAAAGCTCGACAGGAGTCTTGCGCTTCACTTCAGACTTTGCTGTAACTTCGGCTGGGATACTCGCTTTATTGAACTTACCACGTTCGATGATCTCTTCTGCCCACATCAACTGAGTTGCTTTATTCTTAGCGCTCAGTACGCAACCATTCATCTCCATCCTGCATAGACCTGCCAATGTTGACGAAGACATCCAAGATTCTGCGTAGGAGTAATACTCAACACCCTCCGGCATATACTGTGCCATCCAACTCTCGACCCACTGACAGTATGCCTTCTTCTCATAAAAGTACCCATAATGACGTATGGTATCATCAAGATTCTTCTTGTATGCAGCAGGCTTGACGACAGACCAATCAACGGTCTCACGACCGATATGACCTTCTTCTACCTGTCGCTGTGACTTACTTTTGCGGGGTGCGGCTTTGGTTGTTACTTTAGCCATGCGATTTGCTCCATTCAGTTTAGAGTGTAGTATAACATGAGCTTATTGGTTTGTCAACAAGTTTAGCAGAAAATCCGTCCACTGAATACTTCGACTCTTGCATGAATACGTGGTATCTATAAATGTCTTATCCTGTGCCAACTTCATGGCGATGTTTCGTCTAGGTCCAAGTCTGCCATATAAAGCAACAACATTGGCTAGCTCTTGATAGAACGTATTCAGGTGGATCTCTTTATCTTCGGAGTAACCGTACATCGAGGTTAGACCTCTGGATATCTCAGGAAAAGACCCATATGATGAGTGTATACACATCATTTCGGCAGACATGCACTCTAGCAGGGGAGTGTGTGTTGCCGCTGGATATATGTTCGGAAAGAGTAGTATGTGGCACACGTCTAGTACGGGCACACGTCTAGTTAGTCCTAGATAGTCGGCCTCATTGGTATGGAATATGACCTTTGGATGACTTCTAACTTCAGCAGCAAACTTCGCATGTAATTTGTTATTCTTATCCTTGAGACCTCCGTAGACACTGAAGTCAGTAAAGACGTACAACAACATATCTGGATTTTTAGGAGAGAGTTTCTTAAATGCCGAGAACGCTATATCGAGACCATTTCTTGGGTCACCAACGAACAGAAGGTTTACTCCGGTAGATGGCTTAGGTGCTTTTGCTATAACATCGATCGCATTTGGCATCACAATACCAGCACTATAAGGAACGCCAAGAAACAAGTTATACATGCTTTGTTGCCAATGGGTAAGGAATACGATACAGGTGTACTTATTCCAACCACCATCGGCGAGATGCTGCACGGCGGGATCGTCGGCAGCTTCATTGGGCATGTACAACGTGATGGACTTCGTACTCTTCTGTGACTCACTCGTGATGAATGTCACTTGATTAAGAATAGTCTGATTAACATCTCTCTTGATAAGAGCTATCGTTGCTTGTACGTTATTAGCTAAGGCCATCTGGCAATTGTGTCCCATTTACCGATCTAAGATTTGCCCAACGAAATGCTTTCCAAGCACTTCCTTCGACGTCCCACACCGAGCAGCTTTCGGTGTTTGTTTTACGAGCTACTGCGCCAGGCTTAGCCTCCGCTGGAGTAGATACGATCTTATCCTCATTTAAGGTAGCTACCATAGTTCGCATGGTGCCATCGACTTTCACGAACTCGATACTCACATCGTCAAGTCGCATTGTTGCTAAGATATCATCTTTAGTCATATTGTTTCTCCATCATTAATATTATCATTCACTGCTTGAGCAAAATCTGGGTAACCACCAATCTTACGGTCTCCCCAAACTATTTGTGGTACACCCGGAATCTCAGGAAATTGCTCCAAAAACTCCTCGGGATGCTCTAAGATATTTTTGTACTTATAATCAAGTTCAAACGTATCTGCTAGCTGAGTACATTTCGTGCAATACACACATCCAGGCGCTCCATATATCGTAATCATCTTTTGATCCAACTGTTACTGTGGGTGTCTGATCAGCGCTAACTTCTCAGACTTGGTTACAACATCCTTGTCGAATCGATCCTCATCCAAGACTATCATCAGGTTATCTTCACTTATACCTTCATAGTCAACTACATGCTCTCCTAGCTGTAGCTCCATACTAGCTTGAACAGGAGTATCATCTCGTTCAATCATATCCAGAGCTATCTTTAGATCTCCCTTAGTAGGTACTTGATCAGAAGGGATAAAGTATCGCTTCCGAATAGTAGCTATTGTAGTCACCATCACGTATTCAACATCAGTCTTACTCATAGTATCCTCCGATCTTCTCAAACTTGCGTCTGGTCTTGCTGAACATCCTAAGAGGTTTTCTAAATACCTTCAGTACACCTCCCAGTTGTTGATGGGCTACCAAGTGTCCCTGCTCGTTTACGTGATATATTCCTTTATATCCAACATCTGATGGTTCATTCACTTCTTGTAGAATCATAATCATATCAGCTGTTCTCGTATCTCAATTCAATATGTACATTATATACCATCTAGCAACACGTGTCAACACTTATTTTGGATTATATCTACTTCACGAGTGGTGCGTTTACCTGTTGCTTTGCATCGATAATCACCGCATTAGCATCATCAATCGCCTTATCTGACGCTTGGTAATACCGCTCATACGCATTGATGATCGACTGTTGCTGGTGTACGTAAGCCCTGATGTCAGATAGATTGAGACCAAGGTTCTCGTATCCGGTGTCGGTAATAGCGAAGAATACTGGAGAATGTCCGTCTGCACCCAGTCCCAGAAGCTTTTCTTTGAAGTTCGTGGCATTGATAACAGACCATTCAACTCTTCGTAGATACAACTCGTCTGCTTCGGGCAGAACTAACTTTGGCTTATCAACAGGCTCTGCGGACAATTCAATCCTTTGCGGGACCGTGCTACATCCACTAATCAGTGTTATAGCGATCAAACAACCAAGGACATTCGCTATTGAACGCTTTACCATCCGTTGACTCCTTTTCAGTATCAGTTAATTCTGCGCCAGACAACAGCTCGAAGCATCGGTTAGCCCTGTCGGTCGCTATGTTGATAATACGCTCTATTAGAACAGGCTTGTTAGACGCTAGATAACCTATATCGTTCTTATCTAACTTATCAGCTAGCGTCTGGTTCTGCCTACGAATCGCCACAAACTCGTCGTTGAGTTGTATCAGTGATTCGCTGGCATCATCATAGTCGACCTGGAGCTGATCGATCGTATCTTCGCTGATCTGAATAGCGATGCCAAGCTTGGCGTTATTCTCATTAAGAATTGCCATCTTGGCTTGGGTATCAGCATAGTACCAATAGAACGCTCCTCCAGTGAGGACTGTCACTAATGCCATGATACCAGCTAACTTCATTCCCATGTCTATCTCCTACTCAGTATCATCTTTGCGTACAGATACGTGTTTGTCCTGGACGCCCCAGTCAATACTCAACCAGTCCGTATCTTCGTCCATAAGAGTGACTCTATCTCCAAGTTGTGCCTTTACGTTATCATAAAAGTGGGAGATATTATCCTCTAATCGATAGCTGTATTTATTGCAGATATACACAGAACCAGAGTACCCGTGGAAGTTATACGAATGCTCAACGTCTTCAACTCCAACGATACCACTATTGAACCTCCAGGTATCGCTTCTTGTGCCAACCTGCCGATCTCCGCCTGCAAGGACTTTATATATTGGAGCAGCAGTCTCGTTCTCCTGTAGGCGGATCACTACCCAATTATCGGGTTCGTACTCGTTATTTTCGCTCATATTCAATCCCATAAACTTTCGAAGTATCGACTATTTTCATGACAATATATCTCCGATTCGATGCGCCAGTTCGGAAAACCAAAGATCATCGTGGCCACGTGTAGTCTCCGCTGCTGTACCAATACGAATGCCACTAGTCTCTACGAAGCTACGTGGGTCGTTCGGAATACCATTCTTATTCACAGTTATCCCATGCTTCTCTAATAAGTCTGCTGCCTCACGACCACTATACTTGCTCTTACTGAGATCCATTAAGATGATATGACTGTCTGTCCCACCCGTCTGTACTGGTAAACCACGTTCCACAAACACATCGCACATGGCCTTAGCGTTACTCACAACGTCCTGAGCATATGCACCAAAGTCTTCACGTCCAGCTTCAATGAAGCACTGTGCCTTAGCAGCAATGACATGCATCAATGGGCCACCCTGAGTACCTGGGAAGATAGCGCTGTTGATCTTACGAGTATAGTCTGGGTTGTTCCAAAGTATAACTCCTCCACGGGGACCACGTAACGTCTTATGTGTGGTGCTCGTTATAACATCAGCGTATGGCACTGGGCTTGGATATGCGCCACCTGCGATCAATCCAGAATAGTGAGCCATATCGACCATAAGCAACGCACCAACAGAGTCCGCAATCTCACGAAAGCGCTTCCAGTCGATCACCCGTGGGTATGCGCTTGCGCCTGCAACGATCATCTTAGGACGAACATAAGTAGCTCGTTCAGCAATAGCATCATAGTCTAATAGACCATTCTCGTCAACCCCGTAAGTATGCGCACTATAGATCTTACCAGAGATGTTCGGTGGGCTACCATGAGACAGGTGACCACCACTCGCTAGATCCATACCAAGAATCTTATCTCCTGGTTGTAGAAAAGCTTGATATACTGCTGTGTTGGCATTGGCTCCTGAGTGAGGTTGCACATTAGCAAATTTCACATTAAACAACTCACATAAGCTATCAATGGCGAGCGTTTCAATATCATCCATATTGTCACAACCATTATAGTATCGCTTACCTGGGTAGCCTTCGGCGTACTTGTTGGTGAATACACTACCAGCCAAATCCATGACTTCTTGACTCGCAAAATTCTCACTAGCAATAAGCTCAACTGTAGACTTTTGTCTTACAACTTCACTATCATGAATTTTGGATATTCTAGGATCAAGCATTTCTTAATTCCCTCTTATACGTTACAGTTGACCCGATGTCGGCACCGAGAGAAGGACATATCAGAATTCGTTCCGGCAATCCGTCTAGATCTTTATCGCCGCTTTCGCCGCAAATAAAGTAGATTCCCGGATACTTATCTGATTGAGCATGTACAACGATCTTCCTTAGCTTAAGGTACAACTCGTACTCTGCATCACTGATTTCTCTCATGCCGAACCCTTCTATTTACACTCGCACATCTTCGCACCTGACGTAGATTTCATGTGGGCATCGATGATATCTTGCAGTCGATCGTTCTCGAACAATAGCTCCTCTCGATCGTCAATAACGTCATTCAACAAATCGTCATAACACCAATCTGTGGAAGAGTCCTCATCGACATGCCGGGTGGTGATGTATTCACCAGCCTCGAAAGGATATCCAGCTCCCCGCAGGAAGTTCTGAAACAAAGACAGCATTGAGTCCAGATCCATGTCATGGTCATATGACGTATGCTCGATTTCGATATCGGGTTGCTCGCTCATAGACTTTTGTCCATAAGAGTAGTTAGTGAACTTAAACGCTGGAGTATTTGACATTTTTATATTCCTATTTGATAATTGCTTTGATGTGATCTACATGGAGGATAGCTGCTTTCTTGCCTTCAATCGTGACAGGCATTGCCTCTGACCACTTTAGATAGATTTCCTGACCAACCTCCAAGTTACCTTGGTTGGCTACATCCAAACTCATCGACAACACTATACCAGGCTTTGAAGCTTTATCAATTTCTGCCCCAGATAGGATGATGCCACCAGCTGTTTGAGTTGGAGCCTCAGATTCGGTTACAAGCACATTTAATCCTAACATTTTCATAGTTCGTCTTCCCATTTAAGTTTATATTATGTCACATTGTCATACTCTGGGTATGACTATTCTAGCTTTTGGAAACTTTACTTATTGTCCAAGTATCATCGCCATTCTCAGTCCAAATCAACGTATCTGCCACGTTCCAACCAACTTCTTTCATGAAGTCTTCCTGAAAGTTTAGTAGACGCTCATCTGGATCATCCGGGTCAGCCTCTACTGTCGCAGTCCAGCTTCTCACAGGATCAGTCCACTGGTAGCTTCAATATAAGACTTACCAACAGCAACGCTAGTCAAGGAGGTGAAAACTATTCCACCAACATAGAACGTCATGCTGCTTGGATCGATCTCTCCGGTAACACAAACTCCGCTACCAAATCCCATACCTTGCTCACCATTAACAAGCATCTTAGGCTTAGCTATCGTCAAAGATGTCGCATCCTCTTTGACGTACTTGCCGATAAACTCGCCAGCCACGGTAATTACAGTGATGATATCGTTCTTCATATAACTCATAATCTTTCTCCTGATGTTTCACAATTGATGTCACACTATATCTCTGCTGCGTTATCTACTTCTTTGTCACAATACGATCATTGCTACCCCTTAATTATACTACAATTAGACTGTGTTGTCAAGCTTAATTTATGTCTCTATTGAAGGGAAAGCATTCAACGAAGACCTGCTTCTCTAATCGGTATGCTTCTTTTTCCCAGGGCTGGTTGTCGTACTGATATCCACCAGCATTACGTTTCTTCCATCGGAACTGACCCATCTTACCATGAGTTAGATCAGCTCGAAAGAATTGTTTAGCATGTATCAGTTCATGGGCTAGGGTCTGCATCTGTTCGAGGAACATTAACTTAGTTCCATCAGACTCTTTGGCTATGGTCACTATTGAGAACTTAGTGTCTCCTATACAGTTGCCTAGAATCTCATCCTCTAAAGATGTGACGAATTTGATTATTAGTACCTTAGAGGAGAGTCTATCTAGCTTGAGGTGCTTTAGACATGCTATGACGTATTCCCTCACGACAACTGGGTTCTTATGCTTACCCCTGATGTCGAAGTTCACTACTTCGTGCCTTGGCGGACGAGCTTTGGTACAGCACTAGCGATAATCCCTACTCCCAACAGGACGATGGCGAGTGTTTGAATCAACGGTGGGCCTTGGGTGCCAACCTCCATAGCGAAGTCTTCTTGACCAACTGCGCCCATAATAAATATTAGTCCAACTATCATTCTGATCATAATCATTCACTCTCAATCGTCAATTCAGATTACATTATACTACACTGAAACATCATAGTCAAGTACTTTCGAAGCTATTTTAGAACAAATCAACTTCACTTGACATCTCTCTCAATACCCACGTATTATCTCATAGTACTGTAGTGATGTCAAGTGCTATATTGATTTATTTGACTGCTTCCACGAACTCGCCATCGGGCTTCGCCAGTTCCTTCTTCGCTTTGATGGCATTTTTAGCTTCCAACACCTTCTTGGCATCACGATCTGCTCTGGCAATCTTCAGCGCCTTTACTTCCTTGGCCTTCGTTCTAGCTATCCTAGCATTAGCAGAGTGTCTGATCCGATCATCCTTTGGTGCGATATCCACATTTGGTACGATTTCAGCGAACTCGATTGTCTCTGGAAGATCTTCTTCAAATCCATCAGCGTCAATTAGTTCATCTATCATTACGTCCAATTCTTCTAAACTCATATCACTCATCGAAAAACTCCCTTAAATGTTCAAATAGATCACGTGCATTAACTTCAATTCGCCATTCATCATCTTCTTCAATATCTTCGAAGTGTAACACCATATCACCACAATCGTCAATTACTACAGTTGTTTGTTCGTCTAGATGTACAACTTCGTCCACACTTTTCATTCACATGCTACTCCTAATGTAATATCAACTAAGCGTCTGAATCGACTTCACTGTTCCGAGACTTGGCTCTATCCTCTCTATCCTCCTTCGCCAACTTGATGCTCACGATCCGCTTAACATCCTGTCTGGCCCGACGAGCTATAGTAGACTTGGATATCCTATTAGCCTTGTCTGACCTAGATCCAATCGGGTCAATGAGTACTTCAACGAATTCTTCTGGTGCGAGATTTGACATAACTATTCTCCATGCAGTTAGAGGTAAGACAGGCGTCTCTTTGGTTATCTTTTATACGTGAGACATCACATTGGCATCATGCTGGTGTCGATCTAGCGTCCACTTCGCCTCTGCGACTACTTCTTCGATCAAGTCTGGCGAAATCTTGCTTAATTTGAGTAACTCTATGGAGTCTATTAGAGTTGTGATTTGAGTGCGATATTGGTAAATCGCTTGTACGTTTGTCATTGCGACATTCTCCTTAGCGAACTTCATAATATGGTGCCCCCAGAGAGATTCGAACTCCCGTCTAAGCATTACAAGTGCTTTGCTAAACCAACTCAGCTATAAGGGCATAAAGATTGTTGCTATACTATATGTATATCATATAGATATAGACTCTATGCGTCGTCTATCCAAGCTCTATCGGCAGAAGGTCCTTTGATCTTAGACTGCTTCTTCCTGTCTACGTGGGTGACAGGTCGATTGAACTTCTCCATGTTCTTTGCTATAAAGTTCTGTTGCTTGGTCTTTCGTGTAGTGCTCATACATGTATTGCCTAAAATGGTGGATAGTATTGGAATCGAACCAATCATGAGTTTCCTCGGCGGAGTTACAGTCCACTGTCACACCTTGTGACCTACTATCCATAATAAGTGCCAGTCAGGGAATCGAACCCTTTCACTCCTGCGATATGACACCTGGATATCTATTGGAGTTAGCAAACATGCCCTGGCGTAATTGGTGCGGACGGAGAGACTCGAACTCTCACACCTTGCGGCACCAGAACCTAAATCTGGCGTGTATACCAATTTCACCACGTCCGCATAAAGTGGCTCGGGTACCAGGAATCGAACCTAGCTATCACAGATTAACAGTCTGCTGCCACACCTTGCGGCCCTACCCGATCAATAAATCTTAACATAGTCTATATAGTGCGCTCAATATCGGTGATTACCAATACTGCGATATCAACGAGCTAATTGAGTTTGGATTCCGCATCACACTCACCGCATCATCTTTTCCTAAACCAACGTCTAGCTTAGCTAACGACACAGCAACCTCTTCCCTAAGCTCCATAGCATCCACGACGTACTTCTCAACAACATATAGTCTAGTCTGCTTACGTACTTTCATAGATTCGTACATAGCAATCTGGGACTCGATATCGGCAATATCACTAACTAACAGCTCTTGAAACGACTTAGCTTGTAACATATTCATGGTATTATCCTAACACATCATTAATTGGTGCGCCCAGCAGGACTCGAACCTGCAACCACTCCCTTAGAAGGGGAGTGCTCTATCCATTTGAGCCATGGGCACATAAAGTGGCAGTACGTTGCCAGCGGGATCTTTGACCTTTCAGTCCCCCACCGTACGGGGTTGTAGCTGCTCATGTCCCCTCCCATCTGAGCAAATGGTTACAAGAGGTGCCTTACAAAATTCTGTAAGATTTTAAGAGAATCGTCTCTAAGACATAACTACGTTTACTGTGAAGTCGGCCAGGAATGCCCAACCCATTACACAGTGAACAACACTCTCAGCAGTAATTGAAAATGCTGTTCACTACACTCTCTTCTATAAATTTGGTGGGCCTTCCCGGACTCGAACCGGGGACCTGACGATTATGAGTCGTATGCTCTAACCAACTGAGCTAAAGGCCCAAATCTCTACACTAGGCTCCAGTCCAGTATACTGAGTACTCACTGTTGTCGAGTATGTTAGCTCGACCGAAGTTTCGAGCAGGACTAGCCCAGCTGTTGGCTTTGAGCAGAGTTCCCTGCTTGAAGGTCTTGTCAGTATCGCCCTTCACTACAAAGCCCCAAGCGGCACGGTTAGATAAGATTTTTATGTACTTACTACCCTCGGCAACTTCTAGTCCGGCTTCAAATTTAGCAAGCATTTCTAAACGATGTGGAGGCATCTCGTCACCTTCATAAGGCATGTTAAACAATGATGCTTTATAGTCAGTCTTAATCTTCTCTAACAGAGTAGCAATCGCAGTCTTCATCATAATCATTGTCTCTCATCAGTTTATGTATCCATTATACTATAACATTACTAGGTTGTCAACACTTTTATCAAAATAGTCCATAATTCTTTTTAGCTCGTCGGTAGACATCTTCCGTACCCATCGCAGCAAGTAGGCTAGCAGTCTCTACTTTGAATGTCTCCCAGAACTTTGGATCATATTGCTGTATACTTAGGCTGTTGTGGAACATATCAAGTGTCTTAATGACTTTAATTGAGTATGGAGCTTTAGCTAATCTAGCTTCGCACAGCTTCTTGCGTGACTCTCTGTCGCCTACAAAGTTCGGCGTTTTAGTCAGGAACCAGACACCCTGCGCAACTGCTTCACCGAACAACTCTTCAATCTCTTCTATGGTAGCATCTGTGTCTTCAACAGTGTCGTGTAGTACTGCTATTGTGGGAGAGATGCCCGGATCAACATCCATTGCTCTCAAGTACTCGTCGATCATCTTGGCCACCGCAAGAGGGTGTTCTATGTATGGCTCGCCGGTGTACTTTCGTACTTGACCTTCGTGTTTGGCTGTCGCATATTCTATGGCTTTGGTCAACATGATCATCTCTCTCTTGAGTTACTAGTGTATTATACTATACAGCTTGTGCGATGTCAACACTTTCTTGCACATATTCTTTAATATAATCAACGAAGTACTTAAGCTCTTCTTCTGACTTGATGATGTCTGGTACTTGAACACTAACGTCATAACGGGTGCTAAGCTTGAGATATGTGCCGGATATGTCATAAGAAGCTATCTCGTAACGCTTCTGTGGGGGTGCTTCCATGAGTCCAATCATTACCTGATATGTACCAGTCTCGATTGATATTCCTTGATCATTGGCGTAACTAACTAAAGATGTCGATATACTCATCAAAATTCCTATTAAGTTTGTAATACATTATACATCAAATACTAAGAATTGTCAACCTGTTTCCACTGTTCTATTAGGAACGACTCATTAGTCTCTAGCCACTCTTCGTACTTGTACACAGATACCTTTCCAGACCAAGTGAATACCTCACTCTTATGTTCTTCGAACAGACCTCTAGTCCATGAGGTATAGTCATCTTCTGGTGCTGTGTATGATTCCCAAGCTTCAGTCATAGTGTTCTCCAATCTCGTTATACATACATTATACTACATATCTATATAGCTGTCAAGTCTTTTTCACAAATAGTACCAATAAGGAGCTTCATATGACCCAGATATCATCACTATCTCAATTAGAACGATCGTTAATGTTTGTTAAACTATCTGCTATTGCATATTTCGACCCAGCATCAGCCAAACGTGCAGCTAAGAGACTTGGATTCACGTCAGTCGAATTCTATGACAAATCTGGTGCCCAAGCATATCGGTTCCAGAACAAGCACGATTTGGTCATAGCATGTCGTGGCACAGAGCCAACGCAGTTTAGTGATATTAAGGCAGATCTACAGACAATGCCCGTTCGATCAGAAAGCGTGTCTCGTGTGCATCGTGGGTTTAAGACTGAGGTAGACGATATTTGGCCAGATATCCGTAATGACATCAGCCGTAAGGCGAATGTGTCTAGAAAGCTTTGGTTCTGCGGACACTCACTAGGTGCTGCTATGGCGACTATTATGGCTGCACGATGTAAGAACGACGAGTGGTTGAGCGATCCAGAACAGCTTTACACTTACGGGTCACCTAGAGTCGGCTGGAGGGGTTACTGCAAGGCAATAGACGTTGAGCATTATCGATGGAAGAACAACAACGATATAGTGACATCTGTACCCTTACTGGCAATGGGATACAGACATCACGGCACGGAGCAGTACATCAATGCGTATGGACTCATTCGAAATCCCACTACTTGGCAGAGAATCAAGGACAAGTGGCGTGGGATGCTGCTAGGAGCTAAGATGGGTCATATCGACGTGTTCGATGACCATAACATACATTACTACATCACTTACATCGAAAGAGCGTGTAAAGAGGAATCCGAAGCAAGCTAACTCTTACTGTCTGGGCCGAATTTCTCAATAAGGCCCTTTACATGACTCTTGTGTATCTTTGCTTGTACGATACCATTGTGCCAGTCGTCTGATAGAAGTACTCCTCTGACGATCTGCTCGTGTAACTCTAGATACGACATCTCACCTCGCTTGTTGCATAGATGTATGATCTCCCTATCAAAGTTGTCTATGCCAGTCTCCTCGACCAACAGCTTGACGTCCTCGCTTGATCCATAGTACGTCTTCCAGTCGCTTTCCTTTACGACCTTCCGCTTTCGAGTCTTTCCCTTTAGAGGTGCCAGTCGTCGAGTTGATTCGAATAGCTTCTTACCTAGATACTTCTTTCCTGTGTGCTTGATGGTAATAATATAAACAAACCCCACATAATCACCAATCATCTCGCTGGTGAACTCATTACCATCATATGTCCACATTAATCCCAGTTCTCCTCTTCGCCGATGTCCCATGCAACAGAGGCTTCGTCTGATTCAAAATCCGACTCGGAACCACATATTGGACAAAATGCAATTGGGTCTTCCATGTTGGTGGTCTCTATGGTACATTCGCTTTCACAGTTCTCGCAGACTAAATCCTGTCTTTTCATAGTCGTTATATCCTTATTTCGTAGGACTCGAGTCCCAGCATTCAATTACGGACGCATCAATTGCGCTTGTGTAGTATGTATACTATATCCCAGATAGCAAAAAAGACCCGAAGGTCTTTATAGTTACTTGCTATTGGTGTTATGCGGCGCAGCCATCGCCATCTTGGCCACATACTTCGCCAGCGGGGGCATTGTCTCCCCAGCCCCAATCGCCTTCCATTCCGTTGACAGAGTACTCAGTAACACGCTTCTCAAAGAAGTTATCATGAGATGCGCCGTTGAGTACCCAATCTAACCAAGGCATCGGATTGTCTTTCACCTTAAACTTAGGCTTCATGCCAAGTTGCAGTAATCGACGATCAGCAATGTGGCGGATATATTGCTTGACTTCCTTTTCGGTAATGCCTTCCTGATCCTTACCATCAAACGCCAACTTGATGAACTTGTCTTCTAGCTTAACAGCATTAGTTGCCATCTCGTAGATCTTGGACTTTAGCTCATCGTTCACGATACGGGGATGCTCTTCTACGAACTCACGAAACAGCTTAGAGTTGCCCTGTACGTGCATAGTCTCATCACGTATGCTCCATTCAACGATGGTTCCCATACCTTTCATCTTACCGAAACGTTGGAAGTTTAGTAACATAACGAACGAGGCAAACAGTGACATGCCTTCGTTGAACACCGACTGTGCCACAACTAACGCCAGACCTGTATGAGAGTTGATGTTACCCTCTTTCATGAAGTCTAGCTTATCCGCCATTTCAGAATACTCCAGAAACGTATGGAACTCCTCGTCAGGTAAACCGAGTGTGTCATTCAGCAGAGCATATGCCCGTTGATGAACTCCCTCACGGTTAGCAAACGATGCGAGCATGTTACGAATCTCGTTGTTCTTGAACTTGGGTATCATCAGTTCATGGTAGTTCTCGCCAACTTGAACATCAGACTGCGTGAATAGTCGAAGGATCTGTGTGACGAAATCCTTCTCCTCATCGGACAACTTAGTCTTCCAGTCTTGTACATCCTCCGAAAGCTCAGCTTCAGACTCTACCCAGTGAATCTCTTCGTGTTTAGTCGTCAGCTCCACCGCCCATGGGTATTTGAAGGGGCGGTAGCTTTTGGATACATCTAATAGTGACATGCATTTTCCTTATTTGTATTATGAGTATATTATAACATATAACATTAACCAGAGCAAGCTAAACATTCGTCATCTTCAGAGTTTTCTATAGGCTTATTCAAGTATTCCAACAACTCGTTGTACGATCCAATGTATTCACCTGCGATGTATATCTGAGGAACAGTCTTCACACTCTTACGACCAGTCACTTCGGCTGCGGTCTTACCTACAGAGGCTAGATCGATATCCTCGAACGGTATTCCACGTAAAGTCAGCTCTTCTTTCGCTAGAGTACAGTATGGGCAGTCCTTCTTAGAGTATACGATGCTCCGCATATCCCCCTGAAGCGCAACTCGTTCCACTTTCTCTGATACGTTCTCGGCACGTTGCTTAGCTTCCGTACGAAGATAGTATAGTCCCTTCAGACCCTCTTTCCATGCACGAAGATGCACTTGGTTAACATACGCTTTCGGAGCTCCTGATGGGAAGAACAGATTTACGGACTGTCCTTGACAGATATACTTCTGTCGATCAGCGGCATGACGTACTACCCAGTTTTGATCCAACTCGTCAGCTGTCTTAAACACAGACTTCTCGCCTTCGGTTAAGAACGGCAGATGTTGAACGGAACCCTTTTTAGTTATAATGGATGTCCAGTTAACATCGTTATTCTCGCCCTTCTGATCCAACAGTGCGACTAGGTACTTGTTCTTCACTAGAAAAGAGCCAGCACGTGTACGGTGTGTGTACGCATTCGCCTTCAGTGGCTCGATAGATGGACTTGTAGCTAGAATTACACCACTTGAAGCATTAGGAGCAATTGCCAGAAGATGCGAGTTACGTCGACCAGAATCTGGGCCATCAGGATAAGCACCACGTTCTACTGCCAGTCGCTCGGTTTCAGCTACGGCTTGAGTCTTGATGTGCTTAAATACTACATCGTTGATCTCTTTGGCTTTATCGGATTCCCAAGCAACGCCATGTTTCTGTAGAAGGCTGTGAAAGCCCATTGCACCCAGTCCTATCGATCGTTCTCGACTCGCACTAAACTTAGCTCGGTCGATCGTGTCTGGCGCATTTTCAACAAAATAGCTAATAACGTTATCAAGCATACATATGAGGTCAGCAACAATTGGAGTATCCTTCCATTCATCGTAGTATTCTAGGTTAAGAGACGACAAGCAGCAAACCGCTGTACGCTCCTCGTTAGTCGGTAAATGTATCTCATTACAGAGGTTTGAGCCATTGATCTTCAGCCCTAAGTCTTTCAGTGGCTGTGGCAGATCTCTATTGGCAGTATCGATGAAGTTCATGTATGGCTCGCCTGTACGGAACCGAGTCTCGATGATACGTTCCCATAGCTTACGTGCGTCAACACTCTCTTTAACAGTTCCATCTTTCGGGTCACGTAAATCGAACTTCTTTCCTTCGGCAGCGGCAATCATGAACTCGTCGGTGATGTTAACTGCGTTATGTAGGTTCAAGGCTTTACGTTGCACATCACCAGTAGGGATCCGCATATTAAGGAATTCAATGATATCAGGATGCGAGATATCCATGTATGCTGCATAAGATCCCTTACGAGTCTTACCTTGACGATACGCAATCATATCAGCATCTACTGTATGAAGGAAGGGCATCGGTCCTGGCGCAACATCGGATACAGTTCGAACATCACTCCAATGACCACCAACGCCACCGCCGTATACGGATAACCAACGAAGTTCCGCAGTGTGTGATATGAGACCCTCTAGCGTGTCCGGGACATAAGTCAGGAAGCAAGATATCGGCATCCCTTTGCTCTTGTTCGACTTACCGGGAGCGTTTGATAGTACTGGACTTGCGAACATAAACCACTTATTTGAGACATATGTGTATAGTCTCTGCGCTAAAGCTTTATCAAGTTTACCTTCATAGTGCGACCAAGCGAGTGCAGCTCTCTTAAACGCTTCTTGTGGAGAAGTTTCGTCATCTGTTAAGTAGAAGTCCTTCAACATACCAATTGCGTAAGATTCTAGTAGATCATCCTTTTCTTTATCTATCTTAATTGTCATTTTCTTTCCCATTGAAAGCTAAGGTAGACGGAGACCAGATCGCATCATCCGGTCCCGGCCTTATATTATGTGTTTATGAAGTCTTCGATCATAGGGAAGATTCGGGTGATTGCATTACCAATCTCTCGAGCCAGTTCCATATGTTCCTTTTGAGTCCCATTTGCAGAACGAAGTTCCACATAGTGAATCCATGATCGGATGGTGCCATTGGCGTATAGACGTGATACGGTGTTCCCTTCGGGAAGCACTGACCTAGCTTGCTCTTTCGCTATGCCATTTTCGATAGCCCATTTGTATGCCATTTTTGCTTCGTGAATGATCATCGACTGTTTAGCTCCCCACGCTATAGCTAGCTCGTCGTCATCACACTCTATTGAGTTCTGCCGGTTCTTAGTATCTTGTAGACGTGTTTCACGTACTACGAAAGAATTTTCCATGTCGTTAGGATTAGCGTACCGCTGGGAGAACTCTTGGAAAGAGAATGATCGATGTCGTAGAAACTGTCGAGCAATATCACGAGTTGTTTCGACCTCAATTGTAGCAGAAGCCATCTCGAACGGGCTCCAGTGCTTATGTTTGATCAGATATGCAAGCAATTTATCACTAGACTCTAGATTCATCTGTCCTTGAGGATTAGAGACTTTTGCGCAATAAGCAATCATATCCTGCACTCCGGTCAATCCATCTGTAGAGTATGGTGCAGGTTGCGTATAACCCATCAATTTTGCTTTCATTATATACTTTCCTTATAATTTAAATGTTGCACAAAGTTTTCTTGTAGCGACTTATTGTCGCCGGTCTCTTATATATCTATATCACAAACCGCTTTTCGGCGTTTTCGTGCTATTGTAACACTACATTACAATTCTCTAACACTTCCTCCAGTACGTAAGTTTTAGCTTGCCCTCCAATCCGTGATACGTATTAGCATCTACGGTACGTTTTAAAGTGTCTCTGCTTATACCACTCATTATAACATCATTCAGATCTTTGTCAACTATTTTCGAAGGCCAGATGAAGACTTTATATCCTCTGTCTAGACACTTCTCCATTCTAGCGACGATCTCTTTATTACGTGGCTCGTTATCGAATACGAACACTGCATTCTCGACATCATCCAAACCACTGGCATTACCATCGGCACCTGCCATAGCAACGGCGTTATCTAGGAATAGACTATCGATCGGTCCCTCAACGACATAGTACTTCCGTGTGAAATCGACTTCATTCAGACCAAATAGCTTAGGCATGGTATCGTCGATCATTATAGTTATGTATCTAAGTTCAGATGAGTTGAAAGCTCTTGCGTTGAATCCAAACACAACACCATACTTATCAATGAACGGCATGATCAGTCTTGGACGATCTCGCTCAACGGTAGGTAGCTTACCTGGTATGATGGAGTTTACCCATTCATTGAACTTTGGGGCATAGTATAGCTTATAGTGGACATCTGATGGTATTTGTCGTTGCACTAGATACTTCTTAACAAAGTGGTCATGCTGTAGAGCCGACACTTTCTTGATACGCAATAGAGGCGAACCCTTCTTCTTAAAGTTCGGTGCCGTCATTCTGAGTGCATCTAACGGCTTAGATGGACTTTCTTCAAACAGCTTGCGTCTTTCGCCACGCTCTAGGGCAGAGTCGATTACGTACTCATTGTATAGATTATGATCTATAAACTTAAGTAGATTGCGTAGACTGTGTGAGGCATTGCAGTTGTGACAGTAGAATATAGCACTGTTATCTTTCTCGAGAATCCAACCTCGTGCCTTACTTTTGTTCTTCTGAGAGTCTCCGCATATAGGGCATCTGAAGTTAGCCCTATAGGGAGAGTGTGCTTTTACTGAATATCGTTCTACCCGTGTGGATAGGATACCAGCGAACTTTAGATCTGTGACGTTCATGATGAACTCCAATGACTTGTGAATACTGTAAGCGTATTATATCAAGAATTGGAGGTG